AGAGAAAATGGCACCCTGGGTACGACCTATTTATGATATTTTATACCAATTTATTCATCCAAAAGAAGTGACTGAATTATTAGAAGATAAAACAATTGAGATCGCACCTCTTGGATATATGCGTGGAAGAACTTTTAAAAATGCTTGGATTGTTGCGGATGAAATGCAAAATTCAACAATATCCCAAATGAAAATGTTATTAACACGTTTAGGAGAAAATAGTCGAATTGTTATTACCGGTGATTTAGATCAATGTGATAAAATAGAAAATATGAATGGTTTAGACGATTTTTTGGACAAATTTCGTGGAACAAGGTCGTCAAGTATAGGAAGTTTTGAATTTGAAAAAACCGACATACAACGAGAAGATGTAGTAAAGGAAGTATTAGACATTTACGAAGGAGAATGTATTCCATCCCATTATATCCAAGATCATGTAGAGGAATCTGTTGTAGAGGAATCTGTTGTAGAGGAATCTGTTGTGGAAGAATCTGTTGTGGAAGAATCTGTTGTAGAGGAATCTGATGTAGAAGAAGTGACAACGAATGATAATAATGACGATTAATTTATTATAAGACTATAATTGTTTTATATGGAGTATTTATATAAATGGTATTTAACAAAATAGGAAATTGGATGTCCAAAACATCCCAAGGATTAATTGAAAGTAAATCAGTATTATATTTTTTGGTAGTTTTAGTGATTGTAAACTTATATAATTATACCATGATTGGCGATGAAATGTATGCGGGGGTTATGATTATTATTGGATTCTTAACGTCTTTTTTTAGTAAAAACATGATTGTCATATTATTTACAGCAATTGCCGTGACTAATTTGATCCGATTTGGAACGGAATTATCGGGTAAAGAAGGTTTTGCTGGTATTGATATTGACACATTAACGGATCATGTAACTTCCCCTTCTACAGACAACGTTGATGACCCAACAGAAGAGGAGGTAGAAGCCCAATTAAAGAATATTGACATGGGTGAGATTAATAAAAAGGTGCAAGATGAGATCACAAATATGGATTTATCTGAAACCGAATTGAACAAAGATCCGGAGAAGCGAGATCAAACACTAGACAAATTAGTAAAAGGTGTATCTTCTTCTAGTATGCTGTCACAACTGGACAAGTCCATTAATACATCCCAATTAGAACTGGCCAGAGATAAACTTACTTTAGCAATGAAACATTCCAATCGTATTGTAAATGAAGAGCAACGGAAAGAAGTTGAAAGCATTTTTTCAATTCAAATGAAATTAATCGATCAATTAATGAATATTTCTCCATTAGTCAACGAATTTAAGGATATTTTAAAGACGGCAAATCACTAATTACATTAATTGCGAAAAATATATATATTATGGAATAGTAATATATATATTTTATTTAACATATGAAAGAAGGTTTTCCATTTAATAACGATTTTCCATTTAATAACGATTTTCCATTTAATAACGATAAAGAAGGTTTTATGGATGTGATCGATCCGGCACTGAACGCAATACAGAGTCTTGCTGACGGGTTGACCGTTGGTTTAAGTATTACCTCCGTGATACAAAGTATATTTTCGGCAATTGCCAATATTATATTAACTGGATTACAAATAGCAGGAGCTATATTGCAGGCATTTGCGATTGGTATAACAATGTTTGCTACTATTATGCAAGCTATATTTTTTGCGTTAGGAATAGCAATGGCAATTTCTCTTATAATTATGCTTGTTGTTGGCGGAAAATCATGGATGAAAGGTTTTGGAGCACATATGGATTGTGCTGGTTTAGAATTTGCTACAGGTTTTCAAAACACCGGTACTGTATTGGATGTAATGGCATCTTGTAGTTGGTATAAGTTCAAGAATTTCTTGAACGGAAGTTGTACACGCTATTATATTGTCGATATGGTATTTGGTATTTTATATGGTGTTTTCATTGAACTCCCTCTTATATTGATAAACGCCATTTTCGGTATTGATTTGACACCATTAGTCACGATGATATGGAATATATTCATGTTGCCATTAGATGCGTTATTTTTTGCTCTTTCCGGATTTCATTTAATCAAATGGCCGGAATCGGTAATACGTAAATGTTACAGATGTGAAGGTAAATGGACCATGAAGAATGGGCATACTGTTACTATATACAAAACGTTTGCCGAGTGGGGTCAATTATTGAATTGCTCGGGTGATCAAATATTATCAGGTATTAATCATATATTCACAACTCTAATGCCAAGTGAAAGATGGGGAGCATGGTTTAATAAACGTCATTTACGTGGATATGATTGGGAACCTGGATTTTGGGGGTCATCACCACCGCCGCCCAAAAAAGCATCGGTTCCTTTTAAGACTGCTTTTGATGGTGTAGATGCTAGTAAGAAGGAAGATGATAAAAAATAATAAAATTGACAAATAAGTATTGTATATAACTAATATATACAATGCCACGCGTTTCGACAAAAAAATGTATTCCAGGTTTATTTTGTATGGAAAATATGACCATGTTTTTATTGTTTGTTTTAATTATTACAGTTATTTACATGTATTATATGAATATTGTAAAACCAGGTGTTCGTTATAACAATACCAGTTTTAGTCAACCAGTTATTTTAATGGCACCGCCAGTCCAAGATGTTGCCCCTGATACTTTAGCACCTGTATCTAGTAGGACTCATCCTTTAGTAAATTTACATAGTCCTCCATTGAAACAAGAAGGAGGTGCTGCTATTAATATACAAACACGCGGTCCCGAATTGAATTATAGTCAAACGGGTATTTTAACACGTGAAAATAGTGGAGACGATTTGATTTTACCCTTAATGGGAAGACGTAGTTCAAATGGTCGAGATAAATACCAATATTATACAATGACAAATAATGCCGGAAATATTCATACTAAATTGCCTATAAGTGTAAAAGGTAGAAGTTGTACATCTGATTTAGGGTGTGACGAAATTTTTAATGGAGATGTTGTTTACGTAGAAGGATACAAAGATACATTCCGCGCAACCATTTATGAAAATATGCTTTATAAATACATTCCTTATTAATAAAATCGTCATGTAATATAAATGAGTTTTTCTGGAAGAGAATCTGAAAATATACCTAAGAAAGGTGGTATGTTTGGGTTTAGGAAGAGAAATAAAATTAAAAAACCCAAAAATATACCACAACTGATTGCTCACATTTTAAACATACCGAATGATAAAATTGTTGTATTGGATAAAAAAGAAGCAGAAAAAAGAGACAAAGAAAAAAGAGACAAAGAATCGACCGACAAATTTAATCAATCTTTGAAAGAAATGAATAAATCATCTGATGAAAGTAAAATAGATGATTCTACCACAGATTCGTCAGGTGGTCCTTCTAATACTTCAGAAACAACCACACCAGAAACAAGTAATAGTTCAGAAACTTCAGGGGAGGGAAATAATGATAGTCAAAAAACATCATCAAAGGGATCTCCAATAATATCTTCTTATAATTTTGACCCATCTGTTGGTCAAGAAGAACAAATCAAGATTAAAGGTGTTATGGGCAGTTTAAATAATATATTACGCCTTCCCGAACTTGGACTGTTTGGCGATGATGAAATAGAAGGAAAAACGGACAGTGTTGTTATGATTGAAAAAATAATCGACGACGATGGTGAAAAACAAAACCCACCGAAAGAAATTTATATGGAACCATTGATTCAGATTATAGAATAATGATATTTTTCATTGATTAATTTGTGACATCTTATTATACAAATAAAAAGATGTCAGGATTTGATTTAAGTAAAACAGTTGATACTAGTCGATCTGTAGTAATTAATTATTTACCTTTGGGCATTACATCTATATTTAGAGATGAAGTGAATCAATATATTACTGCGGATTGTGCTATTTCATCTTCTTCCAACATTACGTATACGGATGGTGGGAATACAACCGAATATAAAGCAAGCAAACTTTGGATTATAAGCAATTCTAATGATACAAAAATGAATGAACTGAATGGAGTTCAATCAAATGCCCAATTAATTATTCGCAATATTAACGCAAACGGCGACAAAACACTTTTTATGTGTTTTCCATTGAATATTGTGAATCCTGGTCCTCAACGTGGTGCGATTGATAGTATTATTCGCGCAACAGCCGATAATGTTACACAAATGACAGTAAATTTAAATAACGATATTTTCCGTGAAACTGTTCCGGATACGAAATACATTGAATATACCAGCAATTTAGGAAACAACGCAACTGTCATTACTTTTGGACGCGCTTTAGAAATTATTTCCATGAGCGCAATGAATTTACAAAATAATCTGGATTTGTTTAATTTACAACCGGATGAGTATAATATTCTTGGAGCACCTGTTCCAGGTGAATGGATGGAATGTGACTATGTGCCTATCGATTCTGATGAAGTTGCGGCTTACAGTCTACCAGTAAGTAGTGGGTTAGTCCAAGACAGCGCAGCAACAAATTCATTAAAAACAATGATGATGTTTATTGTGTTTATTTTTATGGCCGTGGTATGTTTTAATATTATTCCATTAGGTTATGTATTCATATTACAGTTTGTTTTTTCATTTAGTGAAGTTGTCAATCCTATAGAACAGCGAGGAACAATGACACGAGTAAATCAATCTATTGTTGTGGTTCTTGGACTTATAGCCGGATATTGCTTATATATTGGTGTTGTGGGTGATCCAAATGTATATCCTAATTATGCCAATTACTTATTATATGGTATACTCACGTGTGTCATTTTGGTAGTTTCTTATTTAATTATTGAGTCCAAGAAATCGTTTTCTAAAGACTGGCCTATTGATGAAATTCAAAAAGGTCAAAAATCGTAAATTAAATCAAAATATAGGGATTTTCTTCGCTTTCTTGGAAATATAAAGAAAACATATCTAAACATTGTTCCATATGAAGATGGGGTTTCTCTTCCCATTCACTATAGGTCAATGCTTTTGTAGTGGGTCTTTCAAGAGACAATAACCGTTGAAGTGCCATAAGTCGTCTTTCAATGGGTTTTAATGTCTTGGACAATGTGCGAGATATTTGTTTCCATCGCCATTCAAATTGTAATGCTGCTTTCCAGTCGGGGAATCCTGAAATATGACAAACGCGACACCATGAATGTCCGGCCGCAACTTTGATGCCTGTTGCATGAGCACCACCTTTAATTTTTTTGTTATGTTGTCTCAGTCGCCTGTCTAAATCTACAGTAGCGCCAATGTAAGTTGAACCATCCGTACAAAGTAAAAAATAAACAAACATGATTATATGTTACAGCATATAATAATATGAAAAAATGACCAAAATACTTAGTGAATCAAAGACTCTTCTAATTCCAAAATAAGGTTCTTGGACTCTCCTTCTTGTGATTCTTTGTGATGTAGTAATTCTTTACAACCATCCTTAAAATCGATTGATACATCCCACCCTAAATCCTTCAACTTCTGATTACTAATGTAATACCGCTGGTCATTGAATGGTCGATCTTGGATATAAGTAATGTATTGTCCATATTGGGTAGTATTTTTGATATTTTTAATCAAAAATTTGGCAATTTCAAACACACTATATTCCATATGTTCGTCACACCCAATATTGTAAATTTCCCCTATTTTTCCCTTTTCCAATATTGTTTCAAATGCGCGTGCGGCGTCATAGGAATGTAGAAACGCACGAACGCAACTTCCATCCCCTTGGATAGTGACATTTTGGTTGTTTTCTAACATTTTAATGAATTTCGGTATTAATTTTTCCGGATATTGATTCGGTCCATACACATTATTTCCACGTGTAATGATAATAGGCATTTTGAAGGAATGAAAATAAGATTGTGCGATCAATTCGGCACCTGCTTTGGTTGCCGCATATGGATTCGTTGGACACAAAATAGATTGTTCCGTCTTTTTCTCTTCATTCATGTCCAAGAAAGATTCGCCATATACTTCGTCAGTAGATACGTGGATAAACTTTTCAATATTTCCATATTTTCGGCAACATTCTAACAAAATATGTGTGCCTAAAATATTGTCTTGACTATATTGTAGTGAATCTTCAAATGAATTTTCAACATGAGATTGGGCCGCAAAATGGATGACTTCTTGGACTTCATATGTTTCCAAAATGTGTTCCATGAAATCTTTGTTTGTAAGATTCCCTTTTATAAATTTATAATAGTCCGAATTTCGGATTTCTGGCAAAATATTCTCTTTATTCGCGCAATAATAAAGAGCATCAACGTTAATGATGTTGTATTTTTCTTGCTTGAAAACATAATTGATGAAATTCGACCCAATGAATCCACAACCGCCAGTTACCAATAAATTTTTCATTATAAAATAATAACATATAGAAAAGTTAGTATTTTACCTTATTTCTATACCAGTGAAGATTTAAATCCAGACACCTTTGGTGTGCTAGGATTTAATTCGTTACTGGCATCTGACCGTTGCTAAATTAAAATGGAACATTTTAATTCTTCAACGGTTTAAAAACTGGCGATTCCATTTACATTAGTAGAAACTGGTTTGTAAGAACTATGGAGGAAATTAACTGGTTCACTGCGTCCAATCGGTGCGCGTTCTTGGACAACCTCTTCTTCTAAAGTTGGTTCATCCTTGATCTGAATGTCAACAGTGCGAGGAGTTTCTGTAGGAGGGGTTGCTTTCTCAACTTGCTTCTGAACATCTCTATTCTTTGCTCCAGTTTCCTTTGTATTTTGAACATAATGACTCTTATTGCGAACAGTGGCACTACGTCTTAATAAAGTATAAGCAACAAATACAAAAAGAACGCCTAAAACTGGACTACTATGAACAAACATGGCAATCATAGCACAAAATAATACCAAGAGTCCAAGAGGGGACTCAATATAAGGAGAAAGTGTACTAGGTGTAGTTACAGGGAAAACTAGATATAAGGCAAATACAATAAAGACTAGAATTTCGACAGGTTTTACCTTTTTCAACATGGAATTGATTTTCATTATATAGAATACGTGGATATTTTCTTAAAAAAATTGTTGTTACTAAATGTTTATACGTTGAAAATATTTATAAAATCAGTGGATTTATGATTTTATAAAATTTATGCGCGTTTTCTAGAACCACGTTTTTTACTTGTCTTGGATTTCTTACCACTGCGTTTTTTACTTGTCTTGGATTTCTTACCACTGCGTTTTTGTTTGCGGGTGCGTCTCTTGCCGCCTCTTGTACTGGCATATGTTGGACGACGTTCTCTCACAGTAGGACTTCCAGTAATACTCCCAATACTTCCAGTAATACTCACAGGACTTCCAGTAGGACTTCTTTGATTAAAATGTCCTGCTTCTTTTAACTTATCTTCGCCGTCAGCTAACATTTGATCTATCGTCTTATCTTTTTCCGAGTTCGAAAACATATTTATTTATATATTATATAAGTAAAATAATGAAACGCATAAAAACAAAATTGAAAAATGTATAAACACAAAGTAATATATACAATTAACTAAATGTCGTCACAATGGAAAAGAAAAATGATGTATAAAAAAAATAAGGCGAACATAAAGACAAAATATGAACCTTCGGAATCTTATAAAGAAATGGTACGCAACGGAGCATATTTGGGAAAAAAAGGATATACAATTCCGAAAAGTCTATTGGAACCGAAAGATTTAGAATCATTATACGAAGATTTAAACGTAAAGCCCATCACTCCAGGTGTTACATATGGTGCGCCTACAGACGAAGGATCTTTTCCAGTATATCGAGAAAATGATAAAAAAATATATATACCCAGATTCTTCGGAATTGAACGTTATGGACTTCCCAATAGATCGGAAATAACAAAAGGAGATAATATTTCATTGGAATTCCCTAAATCATTGCGCGACTACCAAGATAAAATTATTGATGTTTACATGAAACATGTCGACAACCCTATATGCTGTGGTTCTGAACAAAACGGCAATGGTGGTATACTCGAGGTTCCCTGTGGACGAGGAAAAACAGTAATGGCACTCAAAATCATATCCGACATACAAAAGAAAACGTTGATTATTGTTCATAAAGAATTCTTAATGAATCAATGGATTGACCGCATTGACGAATTCTTACCTGGTGCTAAAGTCGGGAAAATCCAAGGACCGGTTTTCGATGTAGAAGGAAAAGATATTGTTATTGGTATGTTACAAACATTGTATGATCGCGCACTTCCGGAGAATGCGTTTGATTGTTTTGGTTTGACCATTATAGACGAGGTTCATCGTATTGGAAGTGAGCAATTTTCCAAAACATTATTACGCGTTGCCAGTCCAAATATGTTAGGTATATCAGCAACGGTAGATCGTAAAGATAAATTAACAACTGTGTTATATATGTTCATTGGACCAAAAATTTACACCGAGCAACGCAAAGATGAAGACCCTGTTTGTGTGCGTTCGATGGAATATATTAGTTCGGATCCGGAATTTAATGAAACAGAATATGATTTTAAAGGACAAACAAAATACAGCACAATGATCTCAAAATTGGGTAATTTTGGTCCACGAAGTGATTTTATCGTCAAAGCAATTCAGGATTTGATAGACGAAAGTCGTGAAAAAGGTGAAGAAGCACAAATTATGGTTCTAGCACACACACGTTCATTATTGAAATACTTTTATGAATCGATTTCGCATAAAGGATTTGCGAGTGTGGGATATTATGTGGGAGGGATGAAACAATGTGATTTACAAGAAACGGAGGGAAAACAAATTGTATTGGCAACATATGCTATGGCAGCAGAAGCACTGGATATTAAATCGTTGTCAATTTTGGTGATGGCAACCCCAAAAACGGATATTACACAATCAGTAGGACGTATTTTGCGTACGCGACACGACAATCCAATCGTAGTGGATATTGTGGATCATCATGATGTATTTCAAAAACAATGGAAACAACGGAAGACATTTTATAGAAAATGTAATTATCGAATTATTGGAATTGATTCTATTCGATATAAAACCATGACTTTGGATTGGGAAAATGATAAAACATGGACCAAACTGTTTGATCCAAAGAAGTGGAATAAAAAAGACGATGATGAATGTACGGGTGGTAATCCGGTATTGAAAAAGAAATGCTTAATTTCGATTTCGGATTTGGATTTGGGTTTGGATTTGGATTAGGATTAAAAAAATGTAAGTTATGATTAAAAAAACGCAAGGTATGTATAAAATTGAAATATAATTATATATATATTAACATGTCAACCAAAAGAAAAATTGAATCTCCAACTGAAAATTCAAAACGAAAAACTAAAAAAAAAATGTTAAATACAAATTTAGACAAAAGTCCGATCATGATATCTCCTACTATTAATAGTGCTGTTAATAAGATGAGTACAAAAAGTGAAGCAGATGAAGTTGCCGAAACATTTGCGGAACAAGTCGAAATAATTGTAGCCGATACTCAACAAGAAATTCCTAAGAAGTGTCGAAAAGATGTGGAAAATAATGGATTTGAACTCATATTTGCTTTGTGCGCTTGTGATTCCTCTATTGGAAACAAAAGTGATATTATAGACGCACGTTTTGAAAATTATCAATCTAAATTATTGGGTTGTTCTGAATCCGATTTTGAAAAGTATAAAAAAGATGTTGAAACGCGCAAACCCAAAGTGGTGGATCAATATATAAGTAAATTCAAAACAGGGTTTTCAGATATGGTAAGTGATGAAGTAAAATATGTATATTTGGAAGGAAAAACGTTAACCACGCAAAAGTTAAAGGATTTAAATACAGGGTTTGATACAAAACAAGCCAAATCAGATGTCTATATAGAAACCGATAAAGAAATAATTGGATTCAGTATTAAACAGGATAAAGGTTGTACAAAAACCAATTTCTCTGTTGAAAAAATGTTAGGTGAACTTATTAGTGATAAAATATTAAAGAAAAATTTCAAGAAAGAAATTGGTGATAAACGGAAAGAAGTGTTAAAATCACACGGTATTGATAATAAAAATTTGAAGGAGAATCGCAATAAAGCAAATGAAATATTCTATGATAGTTTGGAGCGAACAAATCTGTACTGGAACGCATTAAAGGAGCATTTGGATAATAATCGCGAGGCTATTAAAAACGAATTGATCAAAAATTTGTTCCCTACAAATTTGCCATACAAACTATACGAGTTTGACGGATCTACATTTGAAAAATTGGATGTGTCAACCGGTGATAAAACAGAATTTTATGAACACGAAAAGTATTATTATGATGATAAAAACAGACGTCGCAAGGCAGCAAAGATGTTTTATAAACTAGTGGTGAATGATAAAAAATACCGTATTGAAATTCGTTTCAAAGGGAACGCCTGGACTGGCGCACCACAATTCCTAACGCATTATGACCCCAATATTACACCCCAAGGAAGTATCGAAAATAATAAAATGTCTCCAAGTAAAACACTCAGTTCTTAATTATATAATTCAATATTTTGTTGAAATTATACATAATTGTATATTTTTAATACGCGACTCATGACAAAATGTACTACATCAACATTGACCGCATTACCGAATTGTTTGTATGCGATTTGATCGCTTTCGTGTAACTGAAAACTATCTGGAAAGGATTGAAGACGCGCACATTCGCGTGGTGTAATATGTCGTCTCTCTTTGGCATAAATCGGTGTTTGGACAATAGCGACCAATGTGGGAAAATATTTGCTCTTTTTCACGCGAATACCCGACTGCCGCAATTGGATAAAATGATTGAAAATCGAATCATTTTCTTGTTTTGGTCCTGCTTGCCATTCCAACTTGGCATATATTTCACGTTTGGATAATTTGGTTTTGTATTTTTCGTACCATTTATCCCATGACGATTTGTATTTTTGATAAAGAGGTTTATTTTTGGTAATATAATCTTGTTTCCATTGTGGCAATTTCGCAAATTCTTCTACACTATAATTACTATTGAATTCATTACATAAAATAGTAGGACTCATGGATTGTCCAACTTCAAATTCTTTGACCATTTCATCCCAAATAGTCAAAATCTCTTCATGTTCAGCACTGATCTTATATTTATTGGTTTTTTCCTTGTCTGTTTCGATAATTTTATTAACATCAATTGGACATTCTGGTGGGGTCATATCCAATTCTTTGGTTTCGTCGTATAAATCATTACGAATACATACGAAAATAACCCTTTCTCGTTGTTGCGGAACGCCTAATTGGTGAGGACTTAATTCAAATGTTTCTACATGATACCCCGTATTTTGAATACATCCGATAATATGTTTGAATACTTCACCATTGTCGATTTTTTTAATATGCTTGACATTTTCTAGAAACATATAGGACGGTTTCTTTTCAGCAGCAATTTCCAAAATATTTTCGTATAATTGTCCACGTTTATCACCAAATCCACCTTTCTTGCCCGAATTGGAGAAACTTTGGCATGGAAATCCTCCTGTTAAAATATCAAAATCCGGTATTGATTTCGGATCCACCTTGGTAATATCACCATGTGGTTTTAATCCATAATTTTTCTCATAAGTATTTCTACAATGTTGATCAATATCACTCGCAAATACGCAATGTCCGCCCAATCTATTGAGTGCTTGATGAAATCCGCCAATACCACAAAACAAATCAATGAATTTAAATTTTGCGTTTTCTGGCATTGGTGGAACAATCGCAGGTGTTTCGGGTTCTGCAACAATGAAATTGGATAACAATTCGATTAATTGTGGTTTGTTTTTAGAAGAACATTTTTGAATATTGTGTTCCTTACACTTTTCCAACAACTCCTTTTTGGTAAATTTATTAATATCAGTCATGATTATATTGAATACATATGTAGTATTTATATGTATTCAATTTTGTTTTTACTAAACATTTGTTTATCGTTTAGCGCGACGATTTTTGGTTTTACGTTTTTTACGTCCGTATTTACAATGTTGTTTTTGAGAAAAACCACGAGGTCTTCTACAATTTATAGTACGTTTACGTTTTGTGCTCCATTTCTTACGATGAATTGTCCGTTTTTTCCCTCCATATACACTAGGGAATAATGTTGGATTATTTGTACCACTGGCAAGTGCGGATTGATTAGGATTTAGATCCGGATTTGTATAAGGTGGTAAGATTTTTTGTGTAGATTGAAAGTCTGCCATATATAAAGGAGTAAGATTATAATTGTCGGATATGGATAATTTGACCGCGTCCATTTATTTGTCGAATGGGACACCAACGTCTGAATTTGTGTAAATATGTACATTCAAACGCATACGTTTTATCCAAATCTACATATTTATCAATACGACTATCTTCGAAATCTTCTTCATCATCACTTTCTTCAAGTGCGTCTAAATTACGATTTTCTTTAATATTTCGAAATACAGAGTTCATCATTTTACTAGTTTTATAATTTTGAATATACGCAATACCACAATAAACACGGTCAGAACCTTTTCCAAACGCATATAAATGATAAATATCGTTTTGTAGATCTGCTTTGATTTCAAAGATTGTTTGTTCTTTGTATTGAGGTTTCGAATAATTAAAACGAGGAACTTGTGGCGGAATGAAGAGTAAACTAGGAGGAATTTCAGGATCTTGTTTCGAAAAATTCGGCAATATATTTTTTGACCAAGGAAAATTCACATAAGGAACAATGCGATCATTTGAGCGATGTTGTAAATGATGAATATTATAAGGAATAATGGTTTTGTAATGTTCAGGAATGGTATTGTTTTCCTCACACAAGTTCCAAAATACGGGCATAATTATAGGAAACCTTTCATTTTTGTGAAACCACTGCTCATTGTTTTGTAGTAAATCCATTAAAAATCCATATTTTTCTTGAAATGGTTGTTTATGCGTAGGAATGCCTTGATAATACAACAATTCTTCAATAACAAAAAATTCGCGCACATTGGGAATTTCACACAAACACCCATATAAAAGTGTTCCGTATGCGAATTGCTGGGGAATATTTTCATGAATCATTTTAACGGAAGTAATCTTTTTATTTTTCCCAATTTCAAGCAATAAACAGACATCTTTGTTTTTAAAAAATGTATACCATAACATTACCTTTTTGCCATAAGGAATGGCAAAAGTAACGTCATATTGGTTGGAAACTTTCTTATGTGAAATAGTTTCATAGGAAAGTTCAAATGGAGGGAGTCGAGAAATAATATCATTGGTTTGTTGAAAAGTAAGCGAGGTAAAGTTCATTGTGTATATAATGTATTGACCAATCTTTAAATCTATTTTAAATATATTTTAACCTGTTATTGGTTTACATCATATCTTCCGTGATCATAGAATTGAGTTCTTCGTTCATAGCAATTAAATCCGAATTCGTTAATTTTATAGATGTATCTTCCGGTTTTTGTTCTTGGACTATAGTTTGATGTTGATTATGAAAATCGTCCATCAAATGTTGGTATTTTTTTATTTGATGACCAACAATATCTTTCGTTTTCTTCGTCGTATAACTATCGCGTAAATACTTAATTAATTGATCTACTAAATATATAATCAAAAAACATATAATTATGGTGAATAAATAGGACATTATATAAGAAAAACAGAATACTATTTTCTTATATAAACTTATTATTTAAAACTAACATGTTTGTTTCTTTTACGTTTTGTTTTGCGATTTTTCTTTCTACGTCTTTTTGTGCCACCTAGATTTTCATCCATTTGCGATTGATCCGGTGATATATCCATTCCCGAACTTGACCCGGGTGAATTGTCCATCGTTACAACATTAGGGTCGGATTGACCAAATTCATCTTGACTGCCTGTTTCCATTGATGATTGGTCTTGCGATATATCCATTTCTGAACTTGACTCGGGGGATTGTTCCGTTGTTACAACATTAGGGTCGGATTGACTAAATTCTCCTGGACTGCCAGTTTCCATTGATTGGTCTTGAGATTCTGGTGATATATTCATTTCAGAACTTGACTCGGGGGATTGTTCCATTGTTACAACATTAGGATCGGGTTGACTAAATTCTCCTGGACTATCCATTTCCATATTATTTTCGCTTAATGAATTTTGCTGTATGGGACTTGGTGAAAATGATCCATCTTCACTATCTAATAATTGACCAGATTCCAATCTGTTTACCTCTTTTTTAAGTAATTCCTTAATTTCTTCTTGGAGTTGATCCACCTTTTCATGTAACAGTTTATTTTCGGCTAAAAGTTCGTCACATGGAACTTGAATATTTACAGAAGAAGATTCCATTAATGATTCATTGTCAGAATCATCTACTGAAGTTGAAGATTGGCTCATATAATCTTTGATTTCACCTGTAGTATCACTTATTGATTGACCTACAGTTTTTCCAATACCTTGTAATAAACCATCGGGTTTTTTTTCATCAGGTGTTTCATCAGGTGTTTTATCAGATGTTTCATCAGGTGTTTTATCAGATGTTTCATCAGGTGTTTCATCAGGTGTTTCATCAGGTGTTTCATCAGGTGTCTCATCAGGTGTAAGAGTTGACATCTGAGATTCATCATTTGTATCATTCTCAATATCTACAACATTTCCATCTCCGTCTACTTCAGGAGAACCGGGTATTTCACCACCTTTAAAAAAGGATCCAATAGCGCTCATAATTCCACCACCCTTTTGACCATGACCTTTGGGTGGTAATTTATATAACCTTTTCTGTGAAATATTTCGTCCTTTTTTTGGAGTATAAATAGATTTCTTTTTTTCTGGCATTATATAGTATTGTAACAAAATTATTATAACTATTATAGAAAAGATATATAAACACAACTCCTAAATAAAACAATAAGTATGGTGCTAATAGTGATTGTTGAAAAGTCTGGAGTATTAAAAGAACTAAATATCAAGCAATACGACAATGAATATTTATGTAAAAAAGCTGGTTTCAAAAGTTCAAAAGACTTCAAAGCACAAACATGTTGGAAACAAGAAAACATAGAAGTATATTTGTATGGAAAATCAGAAGGTCGTGCCGGACAAGAAAATAAGTATGACATGCCTCCGCCAGTTGATAATACCCTCTTTTTTGGTTCATGTCTATTAATTATGAAAGAAAAAAATAAGGAGGTCGACTTATCTGTCAAGACATGGAAAGAGATATATGAGAATTTATTTGGTGGATTTGAAGATATTGGAAACGAAGACAGTGAAGAGGAAAAGGACGAAGATGATGAAGATGCTGATTTACCTCAGACAAAAGAGGGTTACGCAAAGGACGGTTTTGTAGTAGCAGATGACGAAGATGCCGAAGATGAAGATGAAGATGCGGATGAAGATGCGGATGAAGATGATGATGTTGTTGATGATGTTGAAGATGATGATGTTGTTGATGATGTTGAAGATGATGATGAAGATTA